TGATGATGATGATGTAACATGATGATGATGACGTAATGTGATGATGATGATGATGTAACATGATGACGTAATGTGATGATGATGACGTAGTTTGATTTCATGTAATGAAATAGGGGGGTGTACTATTCTATGCTCGACATCTTCTTTTCACCTTCGGTGACTATAACTGACCCGTTTTATCACTCTAAAGAGTGGCAACTGATTGCATAACAGTTGTCTTATCACTGTAAGTGATTGATTTGTATACATCTTTGATGTAAAAGGTGAGGTGTTGCATCAATTGTTTTTTCACCTCGCGTCATGGCCTTGCATAATGCGCGCAATTGCACGTATATGTAGAGGTGGGCGGGGGCCAGTGGGGGTGGCGTAGATACTATACATGTAGAAACACACAGATCAGTAAAATGAGAGTGTTAACCACATTACATATACACTGGTGTACACACTTCGAGGTATATCACAATTGGTGACAGTATGTTACAATACATCACAAAAGGTGTAACAATGTCGATTAGGGATTGACATGGGGGGTAAGTTGTGTAAAACTATGTATATAGTATATTCGGGTAGGGTCACTTAAGTGATACACGTACAGTGATACATAAACATGTATATATACTAGCTTATAATAATATATAACTATATATACATATTAGTACATACGTACAGTGATAAGCAATTAGATTAAGTATAAGTGATGATTGCCGATAGGCGAGGAAACTTGTACATACATACAGATTAAGTATTGACAATGGCAAAGAAATCAGTAAAACTATATACAGACAATGTTCTTAAAGAGTTTTATAACCATGTATTAAATGGTAACTTAAAGAACTTACATATTCCCCATAGCGATGTATACTATGTAAGGACTGCAGTGGAAGGTCACTACGGTGAGAAGTTTACGTTAGAGCATGTAGAGTGGGCTATGCGTAAAGAAGGATGGACGGATTAACAAATGACTGTTGAATATCGTGGAGAAACATTTAGTGGGTACAATAAACCTAAGCGTACACCTAAGCACCCAAAGAAGTCACACGTAGTATTAGCTAAAGAAGGTACTACGATTAAGATGATACGCTTTGGTGAGCAAGGTGCAAGTACTGCAGGTAAACCTAAGCAGGGTGAATCAGATAAGATGAAAAAGAAACGTGCATCTTTTAAAGCACGACACGGTAAGAACATAGCTCGTGGTAAGTTGAGTGCCGCTTACTGGGCAGATAAAGTTAAGTGGTAATTTAGGAGAAGTATTATGGGTAAAGCAAAAGAGTTACGTAAATTTTTAGGCGGTAAAGTTCCGACGTCTTCAAGAAAACAAAAGAAGATAGATGCCCTACTAGCCGCAAAGGAAAGAAAACTTTTAGAGAAAGCACAAGCGGAGGCTAGGAAGTTAGCTAGGCTTAAACAAAAAGAACAATCCATGGGCGGTACTATTAATACAGAACCACGTAAAGTTGTACTGGATGATAAGGTTACTAAAAAACTTGATGATAAAAAACCACAAGATGATATAGAGCGTGGTAAGGCAGCAGTAGGTAACACTTCAGCCATGCTTACTAAACCCGGCCTTAAACCTTTGTCTCTGGCTGTGTACCGATCTCTACCAACTTCCAAGCGTGTCGCTTTGGGTAGGGAAGCTAAGAAGGCTTATGACGCTGGCACTATAGATAAATCTACATACGAAACTATTATTGACCGCATTGACGCTGCAGAGTTGTCCAAAGTTGGACGTGCTATGGAGCAGGGTAGATCAAACAAAAGAGCTAAGCCAGTGACACTTCCTCCCGCAATGGACTTTAGTAAAGGTGGATCACCCATGAAAGCAAAGATGCCATATGGTAAGAGCTACAACAAAGGTGGCTACGCTAACTGTGGTGCATCTGTGTCAGGTACACAAGGGCGTGGTAAGAAGTAATTGCAACCTATCTCAATAGTGCATAACGGTATTGCATTCTTGTCTGTAGTATGGTATAACTAAGTATGTTATAACTATCTTTGTAAGGTATGGCCTTACACCTACAGGAGATAGAATAATATGTTTAAGAGAATAATAAATAAAATTGTAGCAAGTCGTCAAGCAAGTGCTAACATATGGATACTAAATCATATGTCCGACAGAGAACTACGTGACATAGGAATGAACCGACATGACATCCAAAACAAAGTCAAAAGTAAATGAGGCAGGAAATTATACTAAGCCTACTATGCGGAGGGATTTGTTTAATCGCATTAAACGGGGTAGCTCTGGGGGGCCGGCCAATAAATGGTCTGCACGTAAAGCGCAACTATTGGCAAAAAGATATAAAGCAAATGGAGGAGGATATAAGACATGAAGGGTGTATCACATTATAAAAAAGATGGCACTGAATTTAAAGGCGTAACTCATAAGATGGGTGACGGCTCTTTACATACAGGTAAGACTCACACTAAAACAAGTGTAAAGTTATTTCATTATAAAGATTTAAACAAAACAGCAAAGGCTAAAGTAGATGGCAAAAACAAAAAGTCAAAGAAGCCTTAGTCAATGGACCAAGCAAGACTGGAAAACTAAAAGTGGTAAACCATCTACGCAAGGACCAAATGCTACAGGAGAACGATACCTTCCTAGTAATGCTATTAAGTCGTTGTCGAGTTCCGAGTACAATGCTACTTCAAAAGCTAAGAGAGCCGGAACTAAAGCCGGCAATCAATATGTAGCTCAACCTAAGAAGATTGCAGATAAAGTAAAACGTTTTAGGAAAACTTAATATGACAAAGTTTGAAGATATAGATAAAGATAAAAGCGGCTCAATCGAGAAGAGTGAGTGGGACGCATTGTTGCTTGATGACAAACGTAGACAGATTGACGATGAAGACTCAAAGCGAGATCAGCAACGTAAGATGGTTTGGTTTGCACTTGTAGGTATGCTTATCTATCCTTTAACTATTATTATTACAGCTATAGCTGGGTTGACTGAAGCTACAGCAGGATTAACTTCCATAGCTGGTGTGTACTTCATTGCCGTAAGTGCAATCGTAGGTGCATTCTTTGGCTTCACTAATACAAAGAAAAAGGATGAATTTTAATGTTAGGTATTATTAATAGTGTAGCAGGACTAGCTACTGCATTCATTGACGGTAAGACAGTTGTAAAGAAAGCTGAAGCTGAAACAAAGATGAAGATCGCTACAGGCGAGATTGATTGGGACATTGAAGCTATGAAGGCTACACAAAATAGCTGGAAAGACGAATGGATTACTTTACTATTTAGTATTCCTTTAATACTTGCGTTCTGTGGAGAATGGGGTAATCAAATTGTTCAGGCGGGTTTCATAGCTTTAGAAGTTATGCCTGATTGGTATCAATACTCACTAGGTGGGATTGTAAGTGCCAGCATTGGTATGCGTGGCGTAAGTAAATATTTTGGAAAGAAATAGTAACATGACAAAAGATAATGATCCAACATGGTTAAAGTCCATGAAAAAAGAAGCTGATAAGTTAGGTGTACCACTCAAAGACTTACTTGTAATGAAAACAAGAAGTCCTAGAACACCAGCTAATAAGGGTAAGAAAAAAACTGCAACAATGACAGCCTCTAAAGGTGGAATGCCTACGGTTAAAAAGAAACCTAAAACTATGATGAACTATGGTGGCATGGCTAAGAAAAAGAAATACTAGTAGGGTTTATTATGAAAGAAAACTTTAGTAAATGTTTAAAGATGTTGCTGGCTCACGAAGGGGGATTTGTAAATCATCCAGATGATCCCGGAGGTATCACAAATTTGGGAGTCACTAAAAAGGTGTACGACGAGTGGATTGGTCGTGAGTCTACTGAACAAGAGATGCGTGACTTAACACCCGAAGATGTAGCTCCGATATACAAGAAGAACTACTGGGATCGAGTTAAAGGAGATTCACTTCCTTCTGGTTTGGACTGGGCCTGTCTGGACTGGGCTGTAAATTCTGGATCGGGTAGACCTGCAAAAGCTGTGCAACGCGCAGTTGGGGCTACAGCAGACGGGGCTATTGGTCCTAATACGCTACAGCTTATAGCTGAAAAGGATGCTAAGTACATTATTGATTATGTGTATTCAGTACGTCAAGGTTTTTACGAAGGACTTAATACGTATAAAACTTTTGGACGTGGCTGGACTCGACGTAACAAAGAGACACTTGAGCAAGCTTTGCATATGATAGAGGAATAATATGGCACGTGAGTTAACAGACCGTCAAAAGAAATTCTTAGCTGTCCTTATGGACGAAGCAGGTGGAGACATAGCTACCGCTAAGAGTATGGCAGGTTACTCTGCTAATACTACAAACACTGAAATTACTAACAGCCTTAAAGATGAGATACTAGACGTAACTCATAGCTACTTAGCACGTAATGTACCTAAAGCTGCAATGGCTATGGTAGGTGCATTGTACGATCCTACTGAGTTAGGCATTCGTGATAAGATGGCGGCAGCTAAAGAACTACTAGATCGTACTGGTTTAGTTAAAACTGAGAAAGTTCAAGTTGAAGCTAAGGGTGGCGTAATGCTTATGCCAGCTAAAGAAGTACAGGAAGAGGAAGAGTAATGACAAAAAGATTTGGGCACACAGACTATCGTAATCTTAATAAAATAAAAACTATTAAAATTAAACCTATAAAGCCGGGGCTTCCTATTAGACGTGAACGGATTCCCGGTCTTGAGCGAGATAAGGATGGTAACATCACGGATAGAGATGGAACATAGTATAGGAATAGAATGACTAAGACACTAGGTACATGGAAGTTACCACAACCAACAGACATTAAAGAAGATAATCTATGGGTATCAATACCACGTGTAGCAAGAACTATTCCATTTGGGTACGAAATAAATCCAGAAGATAACGGAATCCTCTTGCCAATTAGTAATCAACTTGATATGCTTGAGCAAGCGAAGAAATACATAAAACAGTATTCGTATCGAGAAGTAGCTAACTGGCTTTCAAGAAATACAGGTAGAACTATATCTCACGTAGGATTAAAGAAACGGTTGGATAATGAGCGACAAAGAAAAAACAAAGCTGGAAGCCTTCGCAGATGGGCAGACTATGCAAAAAAGGCAATCGCCAAAGCGGAAGAAATCGAAAACTCAAGGATCGGTGCAAAAGAAATCCAAGGCAAAGAAACAGCAGCCTAGTCCAGAAGTTATACTGGAAGAGTTTACTGATATGGTTGAAGAAGACCATAACATAATATTTAAACCTAACGTCGGGCCACAAACAGACTTCCTTGCAGCAAGTGATCGTGAGGTGCTCTATGGAGGCTCAGCAGGGGGTGGTAAGTCTTACGCTATGTTAGCTGACCCTTTGAGGTACATGGGCAACCCAGCCTTCGCAGGAGTTCTCTTACGACATACTACGGAAGAACTAAGAGAACTTATAACTAAGTCACAAGAAATGTACCCTAAGATTTGGCCGGGAATTAAATGGTCAGAACGTAAGATGACATGGACTGCACCATCTGGTGCTACACTGTGGTTGAGTTACCTAGACAAAGACCAAGACGTTACAAGATACCAAGGTTTAGCATTTAGTTGGATTGGGTTTGATGAGCTTACACAGTGGGCTACACCTTTTGCTTGGAACTATATGAGAAGTCGATTAAGATCGGCAGACCCTGACCTTCCTCTTTGTATGAGAGCTACTACAAACCCCGGCGGTAGAGGGCATCACTGGGTTAAGAAAATGTTTATTGACCCTGCACCGGCAGGTAAGTCTTTCATAGCTACAGACATAGATACTAAAGAAGAATTAAAATACCCAGCGGGACATGCCAAAGCAGGTAAGCCATTATTCAAACGTAAGTTTATACCTGCTCGTCTATCTGATAATCCCTACCTAGCTGAACAAGGTGACTATGAAGCAATGCTTCTATCACTACCTGAG